CATAATGTAAGGCTTTGCCTTCTCAAGAACGACATCGATGAGCTTTCCAAGCGCCTCACTCAGCTTCGGCCACACCTCGACAAGCTTGTCACCTATCATATCGAAAGCCTTTCTGAAGGCTCCGCCTATTCCTGTGCTCGCGGCCTCGTTGATTGTCTTCTCTGCCTTATTGCCGCTTATGAAGTCTGCAATCTCTGTGATGATCTCGGCAATCTTCGGAATGAGGTAACCAATAGCACCGCTGATTGCATTACCCATGTACTCGATCATCTGCTCAATCGATTCAGTGAGGGTTCCCTTTGCCTCCGGATTGTCGAACAGTCTTCCGAACCAGTCCATGAGTGAATCGAACAGGTTCTGGAACGCCTTGTCAGCCGTTGCCGGACTCTTCAGGTCTCCAAAGAAGCTTTGAAAGATTCCTGTGAGTTCCTCTGCCTTTACCCTGAACTTTGCTGGGTCGAAGAGGTCACCGATTGCTGTGAAGATCTTTTCGACCTGTGGGAACGTGGCAAGGAACACGCTACCGACCTTCCCACCTGCCTCACCCATAATCCCCATGGACTCAGCAACATTCTTTGCCATCGTCTTGTAGGATTCGGTTTCGAAGATCGCTTTCTTGAATCCAGACGTGAAAGCATCAATGAATGATGTGAACTTATCCTTGGCCTTGTCTGCTCCACCGCCACCACCGCCCTCAGCAGGAATCTTCTTGATGTTTGTGGCAAGTATTTTCAGGATTTCAGTTTGCTTGAGAAGCTGCTTGTTTGTGTCAGATGCGGCGTCCGCAGCGGCAGATTGAGCATCCTCGAGGCTGGTTTGAGCATTCTCTGGCGAGAGGGCCTGTAGGACCTTATCACCGAGGCCAGTCGTATCTCCAAGGTACTTGAGCTGCTGCCTTGACAGGCCCTCAAGGGACTGGCCTGACTGTTTGAATGCATCACGAAGGGCCTGAATCTGCTCGGCTGGGTTGGCAGCCTGCATCATCTTCATGTTATCAAGCTGTACTCCGAATGCACTTGAGAGCTTTGCTGAGGCCTGTGCACCTGATTCGAAGTCGTCGAAGACTCCCATCACGCCTTCGAGGTCCTTGACTTCCATTCCAAGCTTCTTCATGTACACTGAAACGGAGCCGATCATCTTCATTCCAATGTTACCGAACTTGGTGACACCGGACGACATGTATGCGAGGTCCTTTGCTATTCCCTTGGAACTTATTCCAAACTTCTTGCCGAGACTGATTGCCATTCGACTGGCGTCTTCAAGCACAGAGGTGAGTGGCTTCCCAGCTGCGATTGCCTGAGAGCCGAAAGCCTGCATCTCTTCCGCACCGAGACCGAGGCCCTTGGTGTAGATTGTAAGCTTGTCGGCATTTTCCTCAATGTCCTGTCCTAACACGTGAACAAGTGGTCCAAGTCCCTCATACATCTCGGACATGGCCTTCAGGGCTTCAGCGTTCTTTCCGAACACGTCAGCCATCGTCCTGCCTGTGCCGGCTATGTTGCTTTGGCTCGTGTTGATCTTTTCATACATTGCAACGACACGGGCGCCTTCCCCTTCGGCAATGTTTCCAAACTTCTCTCTTACGTCTTCTAGGGCAAGCTGGAAGGAATTGTCACCACCTCCGCCGCCCCCTCCGCCGCCACCTTCAAGTAGTTCGTTGCCAGTCTCGGCCACCATTCCAAGAAGCTGAAATGGTATTGCGAATGCTGCCTTGGCAATGTTGAAAAGTCCACCAGCAAGTGCTCCGACTCCGCTGACCAGGGTCATCACACCCTTGTTTGCAGCTGCGAATGAACCTTCGAGGTTCTGCCCGAACTTGTTAGCGGCATCAGAATAGATCTCGAACTTATCATCTAGTCCGAAGTCAAACAGGGATCCAAACTCAAGCTTCTGTCTTTCGAGGTCTCTTTGGAACCTCTCAAGGGCATTGCCTGCATCCTCAAAGTCTGACACCATTGAACTGATCGACTGATTTGCGCGTCGAGTTGCTGCTTCACCCTGAGCTGCGGCTGCCTCTTGGCTTGCGCCAATGTCTCTCACACCATCGGCAGCATTCTGAATTGCAGCCGCAAGTGAGTTATTCAGTTGCTGTGAGCTTTGTGTCGCCCCCTGCGCAGCACCTGAGACCCTGTTTAGTGCATCAACAAGTGTGCTTGCGTTGGATGCTATGGAGGACCAAAGGGCAGCCTGCTGTCCAAGAAGTTCGTTCGTGGCCTGGATAGATCTGGGGTCTGTAGGTGTCGCCATTATTCACCACGATGTATTTGATAAGTTAGTCGTGGCGAGGTTTTCACAGGTCCCAATTCCTACCTGTGACCCTCTTCCATCTCTTTGCAGCCTCAGTCTTTCTTGTCAGAGATTCAGCAATTTCAGTCTCGGATGAATCCCTGCGTAGGCATTCCAGTAACTCACGAGACGCCTGAGTCACTTCGTGAAGGGTAGCCAATAGTATAGGATTCCCAACAATGTTGAGCTCTCTGGTTTCACCGAGGATATAGCTAGCGAGTGTGGATCGAAGTCTTTTGTCCATGTCGATAACTATCACCTCGGTGAGTTCATGTGAACCTTCTAAGCTTAGACGGAACCTGGGCCCTTGCTCTACCTGCCATTGATCTCGATTCCGCACTGTTGTCATGTGCGGCACGAGACTGGCCCTCTCCCTTTTCGTTTGCCCTCTTGAGCTCCTCCTGGACCCTGTTGATGAACCAGACCCTGTACTGAATGGGAATGTTGTATGTCTCAACATACGTGAATCCCATGTAATACATCAGGAGGAAAGTGTGCTCAAGGTGGATTGTTCTATCACTCGGCTCCAGGCCAAAAGAAGCCGGCACCCATGGGCATCCTTATTTCCGAAGACTCGGAACAAGATGGACACTCCATGAAGACCTTCATGTCAATTCCAGGCTCATGCTTGTCAATGTATGTCCTGAGTGCAAGCGAGTCCCTTGCTGGCATGTTTCGAATGAAATTGGAAATAAGGGCCTTGTCAGTCTTCCCCTCGACCGATATGACAGCGTACTGAAGCCTGGTTGTGACGAGGGAGTCTGCAATTGCACCTGTCTTCTTCTTCCTCTCCTGGATCTGAAGGATCTCCTCCTCATCCAGCCCCGTGAGGAACTTGAATCGCACAGTCTTCTTGGTGACAGGAAGCCTAAACTCGAATGAGTTCTCTCCCTGGCTGGATGGGTCGATCTCAAGGGGCTTCACCTGAAGCTCAGACAGATTGAATGTCTGCTTTGACTTGTTGGAGCATGCTGGGCACTCTGCTTCAACGTTGTAGTCGGACCCGTATCCTGTGATTCGAAGTGCCACCATCACAGAGTTTCTGTCACCGGTGAGCATCTCATTTACGTTGACCCTCTTGTCAACAATGCAGGACTGAAGGAGGTGACTGATGACAGTTCCCTTCTTGATGAGTGCACGAGAAGTTAGGATGTCCTCCTCCCTTGCAGTCATTGCCCTGATGTCGATGGTCTCCTGATTGTGAAGTGGCGATGAATCAGGGTAGACGACGCCCCTCGATGGAATGGGAACCGACTCAATCGGAACCTCAAATCCAAAGTCATCCCTCATTACGTCCTTAACCTGGACACCGGGAGGCGCAGCACCCGGTCCGAACACCTGACTTCTATCGCTTGACAAACTTCCTCCTGGAATCGTTTCAGAACATTTTCATCCAGTCATGAAGTTAGTAAACAAAAAGAAAGCCGGAAGGGCGTGAAACCCTTCCGGCACACAGGGAACCTAACGACTGTCAGTACTGCAGGACGCAGTTATCGAACTGCAGCGTCAGAGCGATCTCTGTAGGATCCTCAGCCGAGTAGTCAAGGTCATTGAACTGTGCTGAGGTGATCTGGGCACCCTTGATGTCCCAGAGTTCCACGACTGTTCCAACCGGATCTAGCATCTTCAGCTGAATGTCGCGCTTGTAGAAGTCAGCATAGCCTGCACGGCCTGATACTGACTCGTAGTGGGTGCGAATCCACTCCATGACCTGCTGTGCACCGGAAGGTGCGATTGGGTCATACAGCGTGACGTTCATTGTGCTGAACTTCGCCTTGCCTGCCACGTAGCGGACTGTGTTGATCCAGTGGATCTCCTGTGAGGAGATGTCCATCTGTGGTCTGGCCGTTGTCTTGACCAGGAATGAGTCGATTCCCTCAATGGCAAGAACCCATCTAAACTTGCGCTTGGGCTCGAACCTATTGGGCAACATATCAGTGACTGATAGTGTCTCTGCCATTTTCTTGCTCCTTGTTCCCTATGTATTCTTCTCAGAGAAATTCAGATCTGTGCGCCTTGGTTGGCAACAACGAAGTCGAGGTTGATGAACTCCAGTGACCTGGTCGGCTGGAGGTAGATCTGTCCACGAATTGTGTTGTTCTCAACGTCGGCCTGTGTTGTGGTCGAGGTGTCGATCTTCACCTTGAACCTCTCTACTCCCTGCTGGGCCTGAATCTGCTTCAGGATTGGATCGACCAGCGAGGAGAACCTTGCGAGTGTGGCCTCACGGTTGGGCTCGAAGATGATGAGGTTTGCAACGTTCCTGACCCTGCGCCTGATCTCAATGAGGAGGCGTCGAACATTGACACGATCAAGTGCTGATGCCCTCGATAGGAGTGTCTTCTGTCCGTAAACAACAGGTCCAGCCGTGCCGGGGACGGCAACGATTGGGTTGATGTTGCTGGAGTAGAGTGTGTCAAGGTTGTCCCTGTTCAGCTTCACCTGAATCTCAGAAACCGAGGCCAGTGCGCCACGTGTGAATCCTGCGGGTGCAAACCATGGGTATGCAAGAGCGTCATTGAGTCCGAAGGCTCCAAGGACCGCAACAGAAGGAGGAACAACAACGTTGGTCCTTGTGCTGGGATC